CGTGGCACTCAATGCTCGTTAGCTTACGTCCTGATGCCTTCTGGAATATACCTACGCAGAAGTTAAACAAATCCTCAAGAGGCTCTGCGCCACTAGCACGACCACCAAAGGTCTTGAGTCTAGCACCTGATGGGCGTACCTTACTCATGTCCCACTTAGGTATCTTACCTGCGTACAGCATAGCGATTAACTCACGGAATGCACTAGCCCAACCAATCTTGCTGTCTGCCACTACAATCGTGCTGTCAGTCTCGTGGAATGACTCAGCGATGACTGGTAGCTTGGTAATGAAGTTACGTTCAACACTGAACCCTACGCCTGTACCACACATAAGTACGTACATAAGTTCATCAAAGCTACGTGGTGAGTCAATGTGGAGGTAGCTACAGTTAAACCCTGCTACATTGTCCTTGTCTAACGCTTCACCCGCTGTCATCATACAGCGCATACTGGGCATTACTTCTAGGTTATGGATAGCGTTAAACAACTGTAGTGCTGTCTTCTCGTTTATCTGACCACGTTCCTTCCAGAAGTCTACGTATCTGTTGACTGTCTCATCCCAACGCTCTCGTCTGCCTTCCTCTGGTAGCCAACGTGCGTAACGGGACTTGTGTATAAACTGTTGGTACTGATTCATTTTTTAAGTTCCTTCTTTTTGTCTTTAGGTTTCTGTTGTGTTTTGTTAAAGATTGCGTCCCAATTACTAGCAAACTTCTTGGAGTCTTCAGCGGGTCGTTGTGCCGACCCTTTGCCTCCGTGTGTCTGTCCTTTCATTACCTGACCTCCTTAGTTACTACACTGGTCAGCCTATCTAAATACCACTGGGCTTTTTCCAAGTCTTCTGCGTGTTTACCTTTGCGTTCATATCGCCATAGGTACTTCATGGTGTTGCCCTTGAGATAACCTTTGAATGCCTCTGTTGTCATTGACTCTTCAATAGCTTCGATACATTCTATACTACCATAAGCGTAGTGCTTGGGGTGGTTAACCATATCTTCTGTCTGTTCATCTGGGTTGTTTACCAGATAGTCTTCATACTTCTTAACTAGGGCAGGGTGTTTGTCTCTCAGCCTGTCCCAATCAGCAGGGGTTGCATCATCAATGCTCATAATCATCCTCCGTAAATAAGTCTCTGTTCCTAATTAATCTATCTTCAAAAGCCTCTAGCAAGTCCTCAACTGATATGTCTAATGCTTCGACAACCAATACCGCATCGTAGTCCCTTGCTACTGCTTCCTTGAGTTCCTCCAATGTGTGTGACATCATTCTTTTCCTTCAACATATTTGACAAGTTCCTGTGCGGTATGTAGTGTGTAGTGTTTCATACCTTCCTTCTCACACCACTGACCCATTGTAATCTTACCGCCCTTACGTACCTTCTTGTGTTCATTGGACAGTAAGAATATTAATTCGTAACCATCTTCTAATATTGTATCACGAATTGACTTATATTTCAAGGTATCTCCTACACGAAAGAAACCTTTTACCTCCACCATGACTTTCTTTTCTTCGTGTACAAAGTCTGGCATATAAGTCCTGTATACTGTGTAAGGGACTCCATAGGGTTCGTACTTGAACCCTTTACTCTTGACCTCTTTAGAAAACTCTTTCTCCAGTGCCGACCTGAACTTACCGCTTTTCTTGCTCAATTTCGACCTCCTGTACGTTGGGTTCGTACTCTACATTTATCAAGAACTTTGGACCATACGAGTAGGCAAACTTTCTTACCTCTGGGTAGCAGTGCTTTTTGTATTGACAGTACGAGCATTTTATACCCAATTTTATATTCCCAGATTTTCCGTCTGGTACAGAGTCGGTACAGAAGGTTTCTGGCTCTGGCAAGCCTACTAGCTTTTTTACGTGGCGTATGCGCTCTGTAATGTCCCCCTTAATGTACTTATAGATTGGTGCTTGAGTATCCTCTAGGTCATACTTAAGTACCGCGAGATGTCCATTGGCTTTGTCCATAGCTAACCAACCGAACTCAGTCTCACCACAGGCATGGGCGTATGCTTTAATCTGGTCAACATAACCAAAGGCATCATCCATAGCCAGTGTACCATCCTTGAACTTCTTGAACCCAAAGGAACTGGCAGACTTAACATCAATAACAATACCATCAATCTTACAGTCCATGTGTCCCTTGATGCCTTCCACTTCGCATACCTTCTGCTCGTCAGTTACGGAGTGTCCTGCCATGCGTGTAAGGAACAACAACATCTCTTCAATCAAGTGACCATACATAAACTTAATGTAGGTTGCAGGTTGTATAGCTTCCTTCTCAGTACCATTAACAACATTCCAAAGTACTCTATCATCACGACCAATGTTTGACAGGCGTAGTGTTCGGTTGTCTCTGATGCGCTTACGTCCGAACTCGGTACGCATTAGAGCCTTCATCGACTCACCAAACTTCTCAATCTCTGCTTCTACATCTACAGATTCTTCTGCCTCTTTTGTCTCCATCAGTCGGTATATATCATCTACTAATGTATGTATTGTTTTACTCATCTTCTATGTCCTTGAATGCCTTAATGACATCGCTTGAGAATAACTTTTTAAGGTTAACCAAGTGCATCCTGCTTGCGTTATGGTCTCCTCCTGATACGCTTCTAAATGTGTCTAGCTTGTTAACAATCTTCTTTAACACTGGTGTTTTAAATACTAATGTACAGTACTCATCGTCACCTATGCAGAGGTTATGAAACCAGTAGTCTGACTCGGTAGCCTCAATGCCTGACGGCTTACCCCATGACTCATACTCAATGCAGATGTTACCTGTCTTCTGCCATAAGTCCTTCTCTGATTTAACCTCAATCTTCTTGTCCTGTAGCATCTCAGCTACCTTGTCCTCCCTGACTTCTCCGTACTGTAGGTCTAAGTCAAACTTCTTTCTATCTGCTTTACATGGCTTCATGCGTTTCTCCCTTTACGCTTCTTGAGGTTTCTCTGGGTATTGGCTGAGTTACACTTCTTACATATATAGTTCTTCTTAGCCACGGTACTCTTCGCCCAGTTATCTCCCTCTACTAACACTACGCCACAGTGATTACAATTCCTAGTGGGTTTCCGACCAGTTGTCTCCGACTTGGTACTCACCCGCGAGGGGACAATTAAGTTTATAATGAATGCCCGCGGCTTCAATACAAGACACTGCCAAGCGTCCGAAAACATCTGCTTCACTTTCTTTAACTTCTGTTTGAATTTCATCATGTATATTTCCTATAAATTTATAATCTAAGTTCCAAGTCTTAGCGTACTCGTCCAGTAAACATAGTGCCTTCTTCATAACGATTGCACCTGCTGACTGTAACAGCGTGTTTAATGCCGCGTGTTCTGAGCGTACTGCGACTCTGCGCCTGTCCAATCCGTGAACATAACCTCTTCCAGATGCCACGCTAACTCTTTCTCGTAGGTCTCTAAGAGATGGCGTGTTTGTGAGGAACTTCTTCTTAAGTCTTCTACCATCAACAGCAGTTCCTCCAACGATACTTCCGATTTTTGCGTCCCCTGCTCCATACAAGAACGCATATATGAAAGTCTTTGCCTGACTTCGTGTGTCAACACCGCTAGCAAGTTGGTTTGCTGTATGAATGTCTCCAGTGAGTATTTCATTTGTATATCCCTCATCGTTCATATAATGTGCAAGCATACGTAACTCAAGTCCTGATGCGTCCATACCAACAATCTTGTAGCCTTTAGGTGAAGTCCAACAGGCTCTACAATCTGCTCCGTATGGTGCGCCTGAACTAGGCACTTGTGCTACGTTAGGACTAGAGTGTGTCATACGTCCCGTTACTGCACCGTTAGAATTTACATATCCATGTACACGACCATCGTCCTCAACAGCATCTAACCATGACTGTACCTGTGCTATACGCTTCTGAACCATTAGGTACTCAGCAATCATATTAGCTTCTGGTATATTAGTTACCTTAGATAAGATAGCTTCATCAACAATGGCTTGACCCTTCTCTGTAAACTTCTTGGGCTTCCAACCAAAGTATTGTAAGTATCTACCTATCTGCTGTCTTGAGCCTAAGTTAAACTCTGGGTAATCAACACGACTAAATGGTGCTATATAGTCTGACCAACTGTCCCCTAGAAACTTAAGACCAACAACGGACATCGTACCGTCCTTCTTGTACTTGGGTGTTATCTCCTTAATGAATGTAGGTAACGGTTTAAATGTTTCATGTACCTTATCTTCGAGGTCGTACTTCTTTTCCTTAAGTTTAGCAAGTAAAACAAAAGCGTGTTCTTGGTCTAGTAGCCAACCGTTGTCCGTTTGTTTTGTGATAATGCTTTGTACTTGATGCTCAAGGCTAATGCTTTCGCTTCCAAAACCTGCCATTACACCTCGTAGCGCGTGGTACACTTTGACATTAACCAGTACATCTTGCTTGCAATAGTCCACCATATCCTGAGAAAATGTATTCCAATCACTGTGTTCTCCTTTAGGGAAACCTAACTGCTGTCCCCAGTTATCTAATGAATGACCACCTTCACGCGATGGTTCAGTAAGTCTTGACAATACTAATGTATCTGTAATCTTACAACTACTAAAGTCTGTACCTAACAATCGTTCAAGAACTGGTACGTCATAGCCAATGATGTTGTGACCAATGACCTCAGCATCTTTGATATAAGCATTGAAGTCCTGCAACGTATCACCTGAGAACTCAACTGTCTCTTGGTTTGATAGGTCGCAAGCAACGATTACCCAGACCTTTGTAGGCTGTAGACCGTTAGCTTCTATATCAAATACTACCTGCTTCACTTAGAACTCCTGATTATCATCGTTAACTGGACAAGTTGTTTCAATCATACGCCCAGTATCTTTGTCATAGTAGAGGTAGCAAGCCGCCCCTGTAAGTCCTGCGC